TGATCATCAACCCAACTGCATACACATGGTATGAATCACCAACGTATCGCCTACGCGCAGACGTTATTGCTTCAGGTCAGGTATCAGTTTCAGTTTACGGATACGGTGCAATTGCAACGAAAATCGGTGCAGGCGCATTCGGTATCAATAAAACCTGATAACTAACCCCAACTAATCATGCGGCGGGTTCTCCCGATCTCGCCGCAGCCGATCGAAAGGAAACGGACATGCCAGTCATTGTCACTGCAAGCCAATTGCGCACGGTGCTTGGCGTGTCCGTTTCACTTTATTCAGACAGTTACCTGGACGAAATTATCAACACCGCTGAAGCCGTCATTTTGCCCATGTTGGTTGCAAACACTTCAGCCGTTAACGCTTACAAACTAGAATCAAACGTTGCTTATTTTTACACGCAACGCGAACACCATTTTGTTGCTGGTCAGTCAGTCATTGTTGCTGGTTTGCCTGCACCGTTTACGGCGACTCACACAGTCGTGACCGTAACACCGTATTATTTCACCGCTGCATTGACTTCAACAAACGTCACATTGCGCGACATAATCCCAACAGGCACTGCAACACTTTCAGGCTATTCAGCAGCTGATTTGTACGCAACAAGTGCCCCAATTGAATCTGCAATTTTGGCAGTCAGCGTTGAAGTCTTTCAGTCACGCGTTGCAGCAGGCGGTCAGATTGAAGGCGTGGACTTTACTTCGACGCCGTACCGTATGGGGCGCAGCCTAACCAACCGCGTTTCAACCTTGCTTATGCCGTACCTGGACGTTGAAACGGTCGTTCAATAAGTGCCAGCCAATGCCGTTTCTGAAACCCGCGCAGCCTTAGCCAACGCCTTCAGCGCGTTATCCGCGACCTGCTATTCAAGCGTGCCTGAATCGCCAATTCCACCCGCCATTGTGATCGTGCCCGATTCGCCTTACATGGAAGTTGTTTTGATAGGCAAGGCAAAAACACAGGTCAAAATCAATTTTGCAATCACTGCCATTGTTGCTTCAAATAGCAACGCGGGTTCATTGGACAATCTAGAAAAACTCATCATGGGAATTCTTGCGGCAATGCCCGCAGGATACGTTGTTGGACAGATCGAAAAGCCGACGGTTCTTGAAGTGGGTCAGTCGCCCATGTTGGTTGCGGACATCAACGTTTCAACGTATTACACACAAACAACATAGGGGACAAAATGCCAACGACAATCATTACTGGTCGCGATTTAGTCGTGACCATTGCAACCGTAAATTACGACGCCCAGGCGACCAGCGCAGTTCTTGCGAATAGCCCAACCGTCGAAACCTACCAAACGCTTGACGGCAAGGCTTATAAGCACATTGACGATCAGTGGACATTTGACATTTCAATGCTTGCAGACTGGGGCGCGGCGTCATCATTGTGCGAAGCATTGTGGACTGCCTGCGAAACTGCACCAAACACAACATTGGCGGTTTCATTGACTGCCGTGACTGGCGCGGTTTTTGCATTCAACGTCATGCCAGTATTTCCAGCAGTCGGCGGGGCAGCACCTGACGCGCAGACCGTTGATCTATCATTTATCGTGGTTGGAACACCAACTGAAACATTCAGCTAAAAACAACTAATCGGGAGACAAAATGAAGTTACCAATAACAATTGAATACAACGACGGTACGCAGATCACATACACGGCTGCGCCACCTGAGTGGGTTAAATGGGAAAAGCAAACGGGCAACACAATTGCCCAGGCGCAAGAGAAAATCGGAATCTCCGATTTAGTCTTTCTCGCTTATCACGCCATGAAGCGCGAAGCCGCTGGGAAACCAGTCAAGCCAATCGAAGCATGGACGGAAACCATTTCCGAAGTGATCGTCGGTGAAGCAAACCCAAAAGCCACCCAGTCGGAAGCCTAAGCCGAATCGTTTGGGAAGTAGCCCTGGCAACGGGGCTACCGCCCAGCGAATTTGAAAGTGCCGAAGACATTTTGACGGTCATTGAAATTTTGGAAAGGCGGGGAAATGGCAAGTGACGCAATCAGTTATGACAAAGCGGAATTACGCGCCATTGTCCGATCATTCAAAGCAATGGACGACGAAGCAATAAGCCAGGCAAAAAAAGTCACCAGCGAATTGGCGACGTACATCAAAGGCAAAATTGTTGACGCAGCTGGTCGCACAAATAATCGCCTAGACAATCGCGTTGCCGAAGGTGCAAAGGTTTCCAAATCTTCCAAAATTGGCGAAATCAGTTTTGGTTTTGCGGGTCAAAAATTAAGTGGCGGGGGCACGACGCAACAATTGTGGGGCGGTGCTGAATTTGGTTCTAATCGTTTGAAGCAATTCCCAGTGTGGTCAGGTCGCGAAGGTCGCGGGTCACGCGGTTGGTTTATTTATCCAACACTTCGAAGCGCGCAGCCTGAAATCGTAAAAAAATGGGAAGACGCATTTTCAAAAATCGTGAAGGAGTATGACTAATGGCTGGCAGTCGCACCCTCAAACTTTCGATTCTTGGCGACGTTGACAATCTGAACAAATCGCTGAAAACCGCTGGCAAGGACGTTGAAACCTTCGGCGACAAAATGGGCAAGGTTGGCAAAATGGTTGGCGCGGCGTTTGCTGCTGCCGCTGCTGCGGCTGGTGCATACGCAATCAAAATCGGCGTCGAAGGCGTCAAGGCTGCCATTGCTGACGAAAAGGCACAGACACAATTGGCATTGGCGTTGGAGAACGCTACGGGCGCGACAAAGGCACAAATTGCGGCAACTGAACAATCGATTCTTCAAATGTCATTGGCAACTGGTGTCGCCGACGACGAATTGCGTCCAGCACTGGGTCGCCTGGTCAGATCAACGGGAGACATCACCCAGGCACAAGACTTACTTTCAACCGCATTAGACGTTGCCACTGCAACAGGCAAACCGCTTGAAACGGTTGCCAACGCATTGGGAAAGGCGTACGACGGCAACACGGCGTCACTAGGCAAATTGGGCATTGGGCTTTCAGCTGCTGAATTGAAAACAATGAATTTCACGCAGGTTCAAAGCAAACTTTCAGATTTATTTGGTGGTGCTGCTGCGCGAAACGCTGACACTTACGCGGGACGAATCGCAAGAATGCAGGTCGCCTTCGACGAAGCAAAAGAAACAATTGGTTTTGCGTTGCTTCCTATTCTTGAAAAACTCATGGGCTTCATCAACAACAATGCACTGCCAATCATCAACAAGTTTTCGGGTGCGTTTAGCCTTGACGGCAATGGGCTTGGCGGGGTTATCACAACATTGGGCAACATTATTGTGAACACTTTCACGCCGATCATCAATGGTTTGCTGAAGGCGTTTGGTTACATCAAAGACGCAATTGGTGACAACCTAGACACATTCAAAGAATTTGGCGGATACATTGCAACCTATCTTGCACCCGTCATTGGCACGGTACTTGGTGGGGCGTTGCAGGTTGCAGGCAAAATCGCAGGCGGTGTCATTGACGTCATTGCTGGTGTTGTAAAGATTCTTAACGGTTTAATTTCCGGGGCAGTCGCTGGAATCAATGCGTTGATTTCAGCTTATAACGCAATCCCATTTTTGCCAAACGTCGGAAAAATCACGACGCCAACCGTGAGTGTTCCGTCAATTAAGACCCCAACAATTCCAAGCACAAACACCAAACTTCCGACTATTCCTGCGCCAACTTCAGGCGGGGGTGGCGGTGGCGGTGGCGTCGCAAAGGCTGCCAGTGTTGCAGCAAGTACGGCATTGACTTCCCAGGTTATCGGCGGTTCATTTGACGTCGGTTCATTCCGAAAGGGTGAAGAAAAAGACCGTGTCGGCACAACGATCAACCTGACCGTGACTGGTGCATTCGACAAGGAAGGCACTGCCCGCACAATTGTGGAAACCTTGAATTCAAGTTATTACCGCGGCACAGGCGGTGCGGGCGCATTGGCAGCAATTTAGAATGACATTGTGGAATCCAGTTTGGAAGGTTGAAATTGACGGCGTTGAATACACTGACGCCATTTTGGCAAACCTAACCATTCGCAGCGGTCGCACAAACATTTATGAGCAGGCGCAGGCAGGTTATGCCAACATTCAGCTGATCGACCTTGCCCAGTCAACAATCCCAGTTTCAATCAATAGCAGCATTTCAATCGAAGTGCAGGACAGTTCAGGTACATACGTTCCCATTTTTGGCGGCAGTGTCGTTGACATTGTCATTGAAGTTCGCGACGTAGGTTCGACGACTTTCACGCAGACCTATTCGATCACGGCGTTGGGTGCATTGGCAAGACTTCAAAAAGCATTGACCAACGGTGTTTTGGCAAAAGACTTCGACGGCGATCAAATCTTGTCATTGCTGACTGACTTGCTTGTTAACAATTGGAACGAAGTCCCAGCCGCGTTGACGTGGGCGGCGTATGACCCAACCGTTACATGGGCAAACGCTGAAAACAGTGGGCTGGGTGAAATTGATACACCAGGCGATTATGAGTTGCAAGCACGATCATCAGAACGCGCCACGGTGTATTCATTGGTTTCATCATTGGCAACTTCAGGGCTGGGCTACATTTACGAGAACGCACAAGGGCAGATTTCCTATGCCGATTCGACACACCGCAGCCAATACCTATCGGCAAACGGATACGTCGATCTCACCGCCAACCAGGCGCGTGCAGCAGGTTTGCGCGTTGAAACCCGCGCGGGAGACGTTCGCAACCAAATTACGATTCAATACAAAAACAGCCAAGAAGCCAGCGCAGAAGACGCCGCTTCAATTTCGACTTACGGCAATCTTGGTCAGATCATCACGACGACGTTAGAAAAAACGGTTGACGCCGAATACCAGGCAGACTTCTATTTGGCACTTAGAAAAGACCCGCAGGCTATTTTCAGCGAAATTACATTTGACCTGACAAATCCTGAAGTAGACGACGCAGACCGCGACGACTTGCTGAATACCTTCATGGGTCAACCAGTGGCGATCAATGATCTACCCGCCAACATGGGTTCAATCTTTCAGGGCTTCGTCGAAGGCTGGTCATTCCAAGCGGGTTACAACACACTTTCAATTTCACTGACCGTTTCCCCAACCGCGTATTCATTGCAGGCATTGCAGTGGGACGAAATTTCAAACACTTTCACGTGGTCAAGCGTGTCGCCGACACTTGACTGGGCACGTGCAACAATTATCACCTAAGAAGGAGACAACCTATGACGAACCC